TGAGGGACCCCAACGGGAGTTCGTTTATAGTGAGCATCCTCACATTCTCTTCGGAGGCGCCCGGGGAGGATCAAAATCTGTTGGAATGTTGTTGGCTTTCAGGAGACACGCAGAATTATACGGGGAAAATGCTCACGGGCTACTATTCCGTAGAACTTACCCAGAAACAGGGGAACTGGTTAAACTAGGCCAACACGTATTTGTTAAAGAAGGTTGGGAGTGGAAGGTAGGAGAAAGAAAATGGGTAAGTCCTAAGGGTTCGACCTTGCAGCTAAAGCATCTGGATGAAGATAACGATGCTATGAAGTTGCAAGGTTTTTCTGTAACATTTTTAGGCTTTGATGAACTAGGAAACTGGCCATCACCAGAGCCTATAGACTTGTTACAAGCTACAATGCGCTCGGCTGCCGGTGTTCCTACCCTTTTTAGGGCTAGTGCAAACCCTGGCGGGCCTGGCCACGGTTGGGTAAAAGAGAGGTACATCGATGCTATATCAGATGGTAGAATATTTATACCATCTAAGATAACAGATAACAAACCTCTGATGGATAATGATCCTGGATATATTGATAGGATCAAAGCTTCGGGCCCAGATTGGTTAGTTAAGGCGTGGTTGGATGGTGATTGGAATGTAGCGCCTGGTGCGTTTTTTGAATCCATTTGGGATCCAAAAGAGCACGTGGTAGAACCATTCGAGATACCTTTAGAATGGCGTAGGTGGAAATCCTATGATCACGGGTATAAATCCCCTGCGGGGTGCGTATGGTTTACTCAAGATTACGACGGCTGTATATATTTATACAAGGAAAGATATTGGGTAGACAGACCTAACGTCGGGTCAGAAACTCCAATAGAAAATATTGCAGAAGATATTTTATCTGCAGAGGTAAAGGAAAAAAAGGCAGGAATAAAATTCAGAGGAAACATAGCAGATTCAGCCATATTTATGCAGGATGGCAGACATAAGTCTGTTGCTGACGTATTTAATGATTATGGGGTTTTTTGGGAACCAAGCGCTAAAGGTCCGGGATCTAGAGTCCAGGGGCTTAACGAGTTTGTTGACAGATTAAACGCCAAATCCTTCAAGGTTTTTTCAAGTTGTAAGCATTGGCTTAGAACGGTGCCGTCATTGCCGGCAGACCCAAAAAGGATAGAAGATATAGATACTAAAGCAGAAGATCATTTGTTTGACGCTACAAGGTATGGGTTGATGCACAAGCGAGCGAAGTCTAAAAAACCTAAACCAAAGAAAACTGATCCTAATCCATTTACTCTAGAGTGGTTAGATAGGTTATCAGAACTTTACGAGGATTACGATGTCTGATTTAGAAATTAGTGGAATTTCTTCTACATTCCCAGAAGTTTCTACCTCTTCAAAGGGGTTGATACGAGAATTCCAGAACAATGTTGCGTTATCATATAGAAAATGGAAGCGACATTATAGGGAAATAGAACATAGTCGAAGATATGCGCTAGGTAAAACTACGTGGAGATCTCAAACTATAACAGCTGGCCAAGCTAATCAAGAAGCTGGCAGAATTGTTAAAGGAAATATTATTCATGCTACGTTACAGAATATTCTTCCTTTAATTTACGCTAAGAATCCAGAAATAAGCGTAAAGCCAAACGAGCATGTAGACCCAAGCGGTTACGAGTACAGAACAGCTGACTTATTTTCTAATACTCTTGAAGTGGTTCTTAACAGCTGTCTTAAGAAGGCAGAGTTAAAGCGTATAGCTAAGCAGGTACTGCGGTCTTGCATGGTTAGTAAGATTGGTATCATCAAAGTAACTTATCAGAGAGATTACATAAAAGATCCTTTGGTTAGCAGGCAACTAAACGACGCGCAGGAAAGTTTAGCTACTCTTATAGATACCATTAAAAAGGAAGATACTGTAGATTCTCAAGACAAGGACGCTCTAGTACAAGAGCAGAATATGATTATTGAGAGTCTTGAGGCGCAGGCCACGGTTCTACGGCGCGAAGGATTAAACCTAGGGTTTGTTCGTCCAGAAGATTTTCGTATGGATACATCTCTAGATTCTTTGCAGGATTATAAGCAAGCTAGATGGATGGCAAACAGAACCTGGATGACCCCGAAAGAGGTTATGTCACGGTTTCAGCTTGATAAAAAAGGTATAGAAAAGTTTACTACCTACCGTAGAAACCAGAACGGTATACCTCAAAGGTTAACTAGAGATGCAAGCACTGGCGATTCCGAGGATGTAGCAATCGCTATAGCTATATGGGAATACTGGGATAAAGTTACGCAAACAGTATACACTTGGGCAGAGGGCGGAGAAGATTACGTAAAGACTCCATTCCATCCTGCTAAAATGGGCGATTGCTGGTTCCCGTTCTTTATCCTAGGTTTGAACTGGATTGACGGAGAAGAGTGGCCAATATCTGATGTAGATCTTTTAGAAAACCTACAAGATGAGTACATGACAATCAGAACCCAGGCTGCAAAGCATAGGGATTTGTCTGCACCATTTTATGTGGCTGACTCTAGTAGAATAAATTACGAGGATATAGAAACGTTCTCTAACGCCACTATCGGTGATATAGCTTTAATTAACGCTTCTGGCGCTGGTGTTAATACCGTATTTCAGCCAGCAGCTACCCCACCATTTAATCCTATGATATACGACACGTCTTCTATACGGTCTGACATAGAGTGGATTAGTGGTCTTGGTGATGCGGCTCGCGGTTCTGTTTCTAGATCAAAAACGGCTACAGAAGCTAATATATTACAAGAAGGTTTATCTACCAGGGTTAATGAGAAGGTAGATCTTTTAGAAGAGTGGTTAACCGATATGTCAAGGTTTGCTGCTGAGATATTGCTCCAAGAAATGTCTCCAGAAATGGTTTTGCAGGAAGCTGGTAAAAACGCTTTTTGGCCACAACTAGATAAGCAAACGTTATACGATAAAGTAAACATCGAAATCAGAGCCGGTAGCACTGAAAAACCTGATAAAAATGTAGAGCAGATGCGGTGGATCGAGGTTATGCCAATTATAATGCAAAACATCGACGCTATACAGATGATGAGAGCTCAGGGTATACCGGATGAGTTTAATCCGTTCATTAACCTAGTAAAGGAAACATTTAAGAGGTTTGACGAAAGGATAGATATTACTAAATTCATACCGCCTATTCCACAGGATATAATGGAATACGCATCTCAGAACGAGCAGGTACAAGCAGCTATGCAAAGCGGCGGAAATAGGTATGGTGGTCAACAGGCAGGACAACCACCATCACCAGCAGGTGGTAGAGCAAATCCTGGATATGTTCAACAGGAGAACGCTCCGGCAAACCGTGTAAACCAAAGGTCTAGAAATAGGTATAGAACGCCTGAAGAGACAGGCCAATAAGGGAGAAACTGATGGCTCAACCAGCAACGGAACTGAGTAACGAAGAACTTTACGACTCGACAAAGGATGTACTGTCCCAAGCTCTTGACGGCTTACAGCAGGAGAAAGAAGGGGGCGATGGCGAAGATGTAGAATTAGACTTAGAATCATCTCCAACATTTGATGAAGCTCAAAAAGAGCAGGAAGCCAGTAAAGATGAACCGGCTGAAGAAGTTAAAAAAGAAGCAACCGTTGATGATAAATCTAATGAAGAGGCCGTTGAAAAAGTTGAGAGCAAGGAAGAAGAAAAGACTGATGATGTAAAAGAGGTCGAGCTGTCTGATGACGAAATATTAGATAACCTAAAGCCAAAAGCTCAAGAAAGGTTTAAAGATCTAGTATCTCGTAATAAGGATTTAGAAGGTCGAATAGAAGAGTTGAGCCCATCACAAGCCATGGCCGAACACGTTCTAAACTCTGGAACACAACCCGACCAACTCAACTTTGCTCTCGATATATTTAAATCTTTGAATTCTGGAGATTGGGATGCCGCTCGTGGTGCGTTATCTAAACTAGATCAATTTTCTAATGTCATAGCCGAAAGGCTTGGCGTGCAAGGGGGGCAGGATAACGAAAAGTCATCGTACTCTGATTTCGAAGATTTGTCGAAGGCTGTAGATGACCTTGAGATGTCTAGCGAGTGGGCTAATAAGTTAGCTGCACAGAGGATTCAAGCTAACTCTATTAACCAATCTAGGCAAGAGTTTTCTCAACAAACAGAAGAATCGTTTAAGCAGCAGCAAGCTTACGACGCAGAGCAGTCTACAGCGTATAACGATATAAAGTCTTGGGAGGATGGCATCAAAACATCTGATGCTGACTTCGAATCCAAACGTGATATAATGTTGGACATTGGAGAGAAGATAGCTAATTCCGGCGTAAGCCCCAGTAGTTGGCTTCCTCTTCTCAAAAATGAATACGATGTTCTCACGCGAGGGATGTCACTTGCCTCGAAAAGAACAAACGCTAGTAAACAATCTGGGCCTCTAGCTCCCAGTAGCTCAGGTGGCGGCGCGGTCGATAGTGCTGAGTTAAAAACTGCGGAGGTTACTCCAGAGTTTTTACAGCATCACTTAGACCAATTACATAACAGGTGAAGGGTGTAATAGCTGGGACCCACCCGCCCAGTAGCACAAGAAATGCATTCGTGCGGCAACCCTGTAAATAGATTAACTACTTTAACCAATAACAGGAAATATCATGGCAACAAACACTGCCCTAAATAGTAATGATATTACCCAGCTGGGTTATGTAGCTCTTCAGAACTATCTGAAAAATAAACCTATCGATCAGGTGGCTCAGGAACGTCCTTTGCTAAAAGCTCTTACGGCTAAGAAAAAGCCTTGGGGTGGCGGTAAAGAGAACATTGTTGAGCAGCTGCGAACGGGATATGACAGTAACTTCCAGTGGTTTGGTGAACATGCAAGTACCAAAAACACTACGGACACTGTCACCTATAACACTCGCGATACCGTACGTCAAGCGTACTGGCCGTGGTGTTCGGCGCATGATGGTTTCTATTTCACTGAAGACTTCTTACTCGGTAACGGTATTATCGTTACAGATTCCGCACCCCGGAATTCTTCATCTGCTGGCCTAGTCCAGCTAACCAATATCTTCAACGAAGGCATGGAAACTCTGCGCCTTGGCTTTGAAGAGATTCTCGATCTTTCGCTTCACATGGATGGTACTATTGACCCGGGTGGTTCTGGTACTAGTTCGAGTGGTCGTATCATAAACGGTCTCGATTTTATTGTTGATATCAAAGATACTGCTAGCACCGTTGGCGGCATTACAAAAACTGCTCATACCGGTTCTAACTACTGGAACAACCATTGGAACGATGGCTCTGGACTCAATGATACTGGCGCTACCGGCACCGGTGTTACAACTGCTACTTTGTTAGACTCAATGACGGCTATGTGGCGTGAATGTCAGAAAAATGGCGGAAGCCCTGACATCATCCTCGCTGGATCGACGTTTATTGACAATTTCCGAGAAGCAGCTAACTCGGCCGTATCGCGTTATGCGGTTCAACCGACCCAGCAAGCACAGATGCCTTGGAATCTAGATCCTTCTGTTGAAGTCAAGAATGGTGGCACGTTCACCGGCCTTTACTTCCAGGGTGTTCCAATTCTTTGGGATCCGACGTTTGATGGTGGGTGCACTACGAAAGACAGCTCTGCTACTTACGATTGGAAGCGTCGCTG